ATTGATCCGCAATGGAAAGAAATGGCCAAAAAATTTCACGGTGAAATCATGACTGATAACACTATAGTCAATGATGCGCAAGTTGTAGGCACACTTGGTGAGATGGCATTCGCGTTTTTTATCCGCTGTTGCGGGTTGAATGCGGTTTATGAGGGCGATGAAAGCAGGGATTATGATTTCCGGGTGCTTCAGCGAAAAATTGATATTAAAACTTGTCGCAGAGATTATCCATTCCAGGGCGATTATGAGTTGAAGATTCCATCGTATCAACGGTTCCAGAATTGCGATTGCTATGTTTTCATCAATCTTTATGGCGAGTTCGCTGAGATTCTGGGATATATGCCAAAACATTTGTTCTGGGATCACGAGCATGGATCGGATCGTGAGACTGGCGAAATTTTCAATGGCTATCAGTACAAGAAATCTTGCAGAGTGTTGAATGCCATGCATCTGATTCATTTGGATCATTTTGGCGGTTATCTGGAGGCGCAATGACGTATCCGTGGATTAGCAAGGTCAATATTCCGAACCCATGTCAAAATATTTGCAGTACGACTACGGTGGGATCAATATACTGCCGGGGGTGTAATCGTCATTGGCGAGATGTTGTTTATTGGAACCGCATGGATGATGCACAAAAAATTAAAGCGATGAAAGTAGCCTCATATCACAGGGCCGCTAAAGAAATGGGCTTAGTTGACGGGGACAATACGGAATATGATCAAGAAAGCATACACTCCCAAGTTGAAAGAAGATTGCGCGAGACTGCTCCAGAAGCTGGTGAGACTGAAGGCCGCTGATAAAAACGGCTTCTGCGAGTGTGTTACTTGCGGTATCAGAAAGCACTGGAAGGAAATGCAGGGCGGGCATTTTATTGAGCGCAGAAAAACATCGACACTTTTAGTGGAAGAAAACGTGCATCCGCAATGTCCTGGTTGCAACCTGTATAAGATGAAAGTATCCTCAACGATACTCGCCTATCGCCGTTTTATGGTTGATATGTACGGCGAGGAATTCGTTAATCAATTGGAAATTGAAGCAAGTAAACCGAAAAAGTTTACTGCTGATGAACTTTGCGCTCTAAAAAAAGAATTGAATGAGAGGATAAATGAACGACTTAATGAAATACCGTAAGTGTGGGTGCGGCAATCAGGCCGAACAGGTTATAAAAGTTATAGATGAACATGGTGTGATCATTAGGCCGGTAAGACTCGGCTGGTACTGTCCAGCCTGTCGGGCAATGGAAAAAGCAATCGGAAGGGAAAGGACAGTCAGGTGAGTGGAGCGTGGAAGATGGGGTTCCCAAAAGGCAGGAAAGGGGGTCATGCCTACCGCTCCGATGCTATTTTAGCAGAAAAAAAAAGCGGAGCATCACTTTTGTGATAACTCCGCTTGAACTTACCTTGAAAGGAATTTATAGTGTTTGGAGTCGGGGGCATTTTGACGGATGCCTGAATCCCGATTGAAGAGTGGACGAAGATCAGGAACCCGACTTGGGTGTATTATCCTGGTTATTCCTCCCTCGCGCAACTGCGCAACTCAATCGCGTCCCCGCCGGTGTGGCAAAGCCTGACCGCAAAGCCTGGCTAATGGTGAGTTGGCACCTTTTAAACAACCGCAGAAATGTGAGAATCGAGCAACTAACAACCTGCACTGTCTACGCCTTGACAACAGGTAACTGGAAACCCGAAAGGGGGAAGTTGTGAGATGGCAATATAGACAAGGATGTCCAGGGGCGTGTTCACCATTGTGGACACGGTATGAGTACCAGGCCGAAAGGTCTTTCGCGAAAGCGGGTGGAAGTGAGCAGGAGCCAACCTCTCATTTCCAGGGGAAAAAGGCGAGGTATGCCTAAACAAAACAGGAGCAGAAAATGGCACAGAAAACAGAAAAGATCACAGTCATTCCAATTGAGAAACGTACGTCCATTGGCGGCGGCAAAATAAAGCGGTCATCGATGAATAAACATAAAAAGAGATGCTACAAAAAGTATAGGGGGCAAGGCCGTTGATTACGCTACGGCCACATCAAGAGAGGGCTGTAGATATGCTACGGCATTCTTTTAAAACTGGGCATCGCACACCGTTAGTTGCGGCACCATGTGGATACGGCAAGACCATATTGGCGGCCTGGATACTGAAGGAAGTGCAAAATCGTGGGGGCCGCGGGTTATTTGTTTGCGATAGGTTGAAGCTCTTAGACCAAACGATTGAAGCGTTTAAGAATGCTGGCATCAGATATGGCGTGATCCAGGCAGACCACTGGGAAGCTAACCCGGCGGCACCGATCCAGATAGCGTCAGTCCAGACACTGTTGCGGCGCAATCGGATGCCTGACTTTTCACTTGCCGTGGTAGATGAGGCGCACATCTTATACAAGGGGCTGACCGAGATCATACAAAGCTGGGATCGGATAAAGTTCATTGGTCTAAGCGGGACTCCGTATACCGCAGGTTTGGGTAAAATTTACGATGATTTGCTTGTCCCAATTACACCGCGGGAACTTTTGGATCAAAATTACCTATGTCCCGTGGATTATTTTGCTGGCAGAAAACCTGATATCGCATCTGTGAAGAAGCGACATATGGCATCTGGCGGCTCAGATTATGATCCGATCCAACTGGCTACTGCCATCGAGCGTGATCAAATATTGACGGGTGACATAATCCAAAATTATGTACGCCATGCAAACGGAACAAAGGCGATTGCGTTTACACCCAGCATAATCCATAGCAAAACATTAACAGATCAGTTTAACCAGGCTGGTATTCCTGCTGCCCATATTGATGGCTACATGGGCGTGGATGAACGGCAATACATTTACGATGGACACAAGCAGGGCTTATATCAGATACTTGTCTGTAGCCGATTGCTAGGCATAGGGTTTGACGATCCGACTATAGTTACAGAGATAGATGCGTACCCAACAAGCAAGATGGCTGTCTGGGTTCAGCGATGCGCGAGAATATGGCGCACTCATCCTACTAAAACAAAAGCAATATATTTAGATCATTCTGGTAATCTTGAGCGTTTCGGAAGATTTCCAGAAGACATTGTGCCTTTTGCACTGGATAAAGGAGACAGGCGATTCAACGAAAAGAAACTTGTCAGGCAGGAAAAGCAAAGGAAACTCCGCGAATGCCCACAATGCACACAAGAATTTTTTGGACTCAAGTGCAAGTGCGGATATGAGGTCACCATCAAAAAGGAATTGCTCACTGATGGGCAGATTCTGGAAAAATGCGAAGACCCAAAGCGCGTAAAAGAAAGGTGGATGTCAGAACTGCTTTTCTACGCAAGCGCAAAAGGCTACTGGGACGGCTGGGCAAGTAAGGTTTACAAAGAAAAGTTCAAGGAACTACCTGAAGGAATGCCGCATCCTGCACACCTGGTATCACAAGACGTACAAAAATACATACAGCACAGGAATATAAAATATGCCGCTCGAAAACATCGTCAGGCGTTTAGATAAGGTCAAGAAGATAGGCAAGGAGTACCAGGCTTGTTGCCCGGTGCATGGGGACAAGAATCCATCGATGCGATTACGCGAAGAGGCTGGAAAGGTATTGGCACACTGCTTCTCTTGTGGTGCTAATGGCTACGATGTAGTCAAAGCCCTGGAGATGTCGGTAAACGAATTATTTGCTGACAAGATGGGATCGGAAGAGGCGAAAAGGCGCAAGCTGGAATCGTATGACCTGGAAGATAAAATGATCATTGCTATTTTTGAGAGTGACAAAGAAAAAGGACATCTGCACAATATCACGGACTACCGCCGGTATAAGCTGGCAAAATACAGACAAAATCTGATGGTTGAAATGGGGTATAGAAATGACTGAAGAACAGAAAGCAAGGCAAGATGTGATCAGACAACAAGAGAAATATTGGCCAGATTCATTCTGCACGTTTCCGATTACGGGAATATGCTGGTCATGCGGATATGACATTGTCGAGAACTCCAGGGAGAAGTGCTTGATCGAGCGCATGACGGGATGCCCGAAATGCCATCGGAGTTTTGTGTGAACAGCTTGGTCTGCATGGCTTTGGCTGTTTACTTTGAGGCCAGGGGTGAGCAGATACCTGATGGCCAGTTGGCCGTGGCGCATACGGTAATGAACCGAGTTGAATCTGAACAATTCCCGAATACTGTTTGCGAAGTGGTAAAGCAGGGCAAGTATCGAGGTGAATTCCCGGTTAGAAATAAATGCGCATTTTCGTTCTGGTGTGACGGAAAGTCTGAACACATCCGCAACCAGGATGCATGGGCGCAGGCATGGGGTATATCGGTACTGGTTATGCTTGGGCTGTCTGACGATCCAACTGGCGGCTCTACGCATTACCACGCATCGTATGTCAATCCAGGCTGGGCAGACCAAGATCGATTGATTACGGAAATCGGTAATCATCGGTTCTATCGGTTACAATAGCGGCATGATCACAATCAAAATACCTAAAACGCAGATCAAGCGTAAGTTCACAAAGTACGCTAAAGAGATCGATTTCACTATTGCGGCCACGATCAATAAGTCTCTGTTTGAAACAAAAAACTATATGGCCAAAGCCATGGATCAGGCTTATGAGGGTGGGGCAACCAGGTTCACAAAACAGCAAATCCAATACACCAAAGCTACAAAGCAAATGCAACACGGTGTTCTTTATGTTAGAAGGGGTGGAGACTACATAATTCCAACACTGGATGGCGGCAAAATAAAACCATTCCCAAATACTGTAGGCTTGATACAGCCCCTACCAGAAAATGTTAGGTTGTCAAAGCAGGGCAACTTGCGTAGGGGATATGTAAAAAGCAAGGAAACAAACCCCAAGTTTTTCATAGGTTATCCAAAAGGAAGACCGCGTAGTCCAAAGAACTACGGCTTGTGGCGCAGAACTGGGCGCAAGGGCCGAGAAGGCTTAAATCTGGAAGTAAAGATGTCGAAGAAGAGCCGGGTTCAAACCAGGGTATTCAATGGCAGGATGCTTGCCAGGATTTACGCGCAGGAGATGTTTAACAAGTACTTAGTACCAGAAATGGCCAGGGCAGCACTTGCCAGTGAGTTAAGGAAGTCTTCTTAATAATCTATCCCATGGCTTTTTATGGCCATCCCATGGCTTTCTACGGCCATCCCATGGCTATCCCATGGCTATCCCATGGCTATCCCATGGCTATCCCATGGCTTTTTATGGCCATCCCATGGCTTTTTCCGGCCTGCCGGGGTGCCCTTCCGTTAACAATCGTTAACGTACCGCGCCAACTGTAAGCCGTTGATTATATAGGGATTTCAGGCAAGGCCAGGCCCTGGCCCGGCCCTGCAAGCGATAAAGTACTGAAAAAAAAGGGATTTTATAATACCTGCCTGGCCTGGCCTGGCCCTGGCCCGGCCCTGGCCCTGGCCTGGCCCTGGCCTGGCCCTTTCCCTGGCCTGGCCCTTTCCCTGGCCTGGCCTGGCCTGGCCTGGCCTGGCCCTTTCCCTGGCCTGGCCTGGCCCTTTCCCTGGCCTGGCCTGG